GAGGACATCAAAATGAGCAAGATTTACACAGGCACTGACTTGGTCGAAAAGATCGCAGCGGAAATTCACAGTCATGGCTTTTGCGAAGTAAGACCAGGGGTTTTTTTGGCGTCACAAGAAAATATCATTTCTGATCAAAAAGGCTGGGAGGGTGACGCTTTAAAAAACTTCGATTTTAAAAAAGCTGATTTTTGGCTGACTACTGACGATGCTGCAAAGCCAGAAGGTTTTGATTCCATTCAAGAATTTCTCGTGGACTCTCTAGAGACAAAGAAAAGAAGGAGTTTCTTGCTCGAATAGGATGGAGCGTAGCCGTTTCAATTCAGTATCCCCTCAATCCTAGAAGTTTTATCCTCTAAATTATTAACCCTCTCTTCAATCCTCGCCATTATATCAGTCACACGGTCAAACTCTTTGTCGAGTTGACTCACCTTTGATGTCAAACCTGAACACCACCAGACTGTACTAGCAGACCCAACTGCTAAAGAAAGAACCACACCAGCAATTTCCAAGCTGTCTTTAAACCTTTCTTTCATAGTCCAATTCCCTTTTGGCTGTTAAAGTTCAGATCAATTTGGGTTCAGAAAAGGAATTTTGACTATGACTGAAGGATCTAAAGAGCTGCAAGAGCTCATCGATGGACTGATGGCTTTGTCCTGCAAAATCGCCAAGCACCTCAAGGACGGTTTTCAATGGCATGACATTCCAAACCTGATGCGAGAGTTTCAAGAGGACAAGGAATTTTCTGAGATCATGAAAAAAGCCTTTTCCGGCATTAGCATGGTGCCAGTAGAAGTCAAAAATCTTGGCGTGTCTGATGGTGTGGCTCTTTCTGTCTCCGTGATTCCATGGGTGCAGAAGCTCATCGACGAGTTGAAATAATTTTGGGGGTTGTCGTTATGGTGCAAGAGGTAGACAAGGCCGCAATCAGTGAAGCCGCACATAAGTTCGCAAAGCTATACAGCCTTGACGTCAAGCTTGTTGAGGGGATCATTAGGATCGAATCAGCTTTCAACAAACGAGCGATTCGTTATGAGCCGGGCTACCGATACACCCTAAACCCGCAAAAATTCGCAAAGCTTAACAGGATCACAGCAGACACCGAACAAAAGCTGCAGATGTTCTCGTGGGGGCTCATGCAAGTCATGGGAGGAACCGCACGCGAGAATGGGTTTGAAGGGTCTTTGTTAAAGCTTGCTGAGATAGAAACAAGCATAGAGCAAGGATGCAGACACCTAGCCAAGCTATGGAGAAAATATCAAGTTGTTGACGATGTTGTGGCAGCTTATAACGCGGGGAGTCCACGGAAAACCTCGACGGGTCAGTACATGAATCAAAGCTATGTTGACAAGTTTCATAATCAAGATGTTTGACAGCGCTTCTTTCCACGCTGTAATTTCATTTCAACCATCTTTTCTTTTCCACCTTCCATATACCAACGCTCAACATTGATAGGAAGCCAGCCTATCCGATTTCTTTTAAATTCTATGCCTCGTGGAAAGAGTCCTTTTTTGATCCACCGTCGAATTGTTGTTTCATTCATGTGTACCAGCTCGGAAACCTTTTCTATTCCTACAAAGTCCATTCATTAGCCTTTCAGTTAACAAGTTAAGTTTATAGCCTATGTGGAAATATAGAATCAAGAGGTAGGAAATTTCTAGCACGGCGCAAATTGTCCAGAAGGTATCGCTAAAGTCTGTGCAGCAAAAAAAAACAAGCTCAGTCACTTGTCGGATGATGTACGCGGGGGCGGGGGGTGGTTTGTCCATTCGTGCATATGTCCTCACACTGAGAGTGTTACATAGCGAACGGTATAGGCTATTCTTGCATCATTTCAACTGTATTGAACAGCTCTGTGAAATTAGAGAATTTAGAACTTGAAATAATAATATGGTCGCCTTGAAATGACAGACAACCAAGGGATTGCAAGACGATGAGCCATCGGTCAACCGTCCAGGCTCTCTGCCCTTTGATGGGATACCACAAGCTAGAGGGGTTAATCTTTAGCACTGTGGATAAATTTTTGTAGTCTATTTTCCGGCCTAGTCTTTTAGAGCACTGTGTCATCGCGTCATTGACAACTTTGCAAGCGACCGGCGTTTTCAACTGTACCTTTGCCATTTATTGGGCCTTCTTTTTTTTGCGTACCTTTTTTGTCACTTTAACTTTTGAAATTTGCTTGTAACAAACTAGCCATCGAGTGATCTCAGGATAAAAGTGATCTAGCTTGAGCTTATCGCCTGAAGAGAGCTTGGCATAATCAAAAAGACATCCATTCGTATAAATTCCATACAAGCAAAGTGGGATTTTCATGTCTTGAAGGTTTGGCATGAGGGTGACTTGCCTTGTGCGGTTAAGGTGCAGCACCAGACGCTCACCCTTTTGCGTGATCTTGACCTTCTCAAGCCTGCGGTAATAGTTAAAAAAGAATCCATCTTTGACGGTGATGGAATCATCGGCCGTAATTATTGTTTTCATAATGCCCTCTTGTTTGAGTGGACACTATCACAAAACCCCGCCGAGCTGTATCCCTTCAATATAACTAGCCGATATCGATCTATTTAAAGCCGCCACTTATCGCTATGATGGATGCCAGAAGCATGATCGAGAGCGCAACAGCTCCAAGAGCACACAAGAAAACCTCGTCAATCTTGACTTCCTCCGCTAATTTTTTTCTCTAGCTCGGTAATCTTGTCATGATCCTTCTTGCACACTTCATAGAGCTGTTCCGTAAAAGCTTTATTCACTTTCAAAGTATCTCTATCGTATCGAATCAGCCAAATCATGATGGCAAATATTATGATTGCGATTGCGATGACCCACATTTCTACGAACATGTTTTTTTCACCAATCTCATATAATTTTTCTGCGACAAAACTCGGCTAGCAAAATACTGTCAATCATCCCGTCGTGAGGCTTCTTGCATCTCATTGTTGCTAAAAACTTCTCTTTCGGAAACATCCGCCTAACAATCTCTAGAGCCCTCTCCTTGGGGTCTTTCTTCACTCCTGCTGTCTTCTCTGCTGAGCCTTTAAACATTTCTTTTTGCCACTCCTGAGGCTTCACTAGAGTGAAGGGGATGCTGTGGGAAACGAGCACACCTTGCAGCTGGCCAAAATGTTGTCCGTAACTAAACATCGAAGTTACGCCCTGCTTAGGCATGGCCTGCGCTTTCTCTAGGAAGCAATGAACAATTCCATGCTGGATATTCCAAGAGTCAATTAAAAAATTGAACTCAAAAATATCAGGCATGGGTACAACGTAGGATTGTCTGGTCTTCGAGCAAATGTAGGCGACACCGCCTTTTTGTCCTGGATCAATTCCGAGATAGATCATCAACAACAACTCCGCGAGGTGGAGAAGGCTTTATACATTGCCATTGCGGATACGAAAAGTAAATAATTGGGCGATTGAGGGGGTTATGCTGCGGAGTTGCCGAAAGAAAGTATTCAAGCCTAAGCTATTTTAGTACCCGTGAAAACGCCACCATTTGCGGCCCCTGCATCTAAAGTCCAGGTTCCAGAATATGTCAACGCTAAAACTGAAAGTTGCATTGTCTGCGTTGCCGTCATGAAAACAACAAAAGAACCCGCCAAATTTACAAAATGCTGGTTTTGATCCGTACTTGCAGCTGTCGTTGACACTGTTCGAAACGCGGTTGCATTATATTTAAATAACATTCTTGCCAAATCTAATTCCCCTGCTGTTGTCGATGCTATCGCCACATTCGCAGTGAACAAATAGACACCATCAACCGGCGCAGTAAACACTCCGGAGCTTGTATTAAAATGTGTTCCGATGTTGTGCTGAGGAGTTCCATATCTTGCGCCAGTTAAATCGACAGGGGTCGTGCTTGAAGTTTGCCCCGTTAAAGCCGAGGTTATTTCAGCTCGAAAAGAAGGCTGACTAGCAAAAGTCTTAATTCCACCGATAGACTGGGTTCCCGTTGTCACGAGTCCATCTTGTGTGGTGCTTGCAGATGGTAGTTTGATACCCATTATAATTGCGCCTTATATGTTAAGTTAAGCCTGACTTTAAAGGCTGCATTGTTGATCTCACCAACCACAATTTTTGTTGCTGTCCCCCCTGCAAAACCACATTTGTAGAGAAAGAAAGTTGCTTGGCTCCCAGTGTCGTCAAGTCCCGCTTCCAAGTTCTCATTGGTGATTGAAATCCCATCGTAGATGGTGTTTGCTGTGTACATAGCAACGTTAGTCATGTCTGGCCTTGGCGCTCCTGCAACAACTATTGAGACGTTGCCTACAGGAGATGACGATGCAGAAATGGCAACCTCTATAGAGAGCATAACCATTTTGCCAATCTGTATCATCTCTGCTCTTTGGAGTGAGTGAGTATATGAGCCGCTTGTCGTGGGCGTTACTACAGGGGTTAGTGTTGTGACTTCATTATATTTTGAAATCAATCCTGAGGTCGATGATGTTGCAGTACTAAAACCGACAAGAGGTGTGCCACTTTTATGATCAACTCGCCACTTCCACGATGCATAGACCGACCAAGCTTCCTGACCGTTCGCACCATCTCCACCAAACTCAACATCAACATCAGTTGCGCTACCTGAAACACGAACAAGTCTAGCACCGTATTTTGCTGTGGTGGTTTGGAGATATGGAAATAGAGACTCAGCATCAAACCATTGCACCCCATCTTGAGAAATCTTTAAGGCGATTTCATCAGAAGCTAGAAAGTTAAACAGAGCCCTTACTCGCTTAGTTACTACTGCGTTTGCCGAGCTGTAGGCGGCAATTGCTTGACCAACTTGACCATAGCTAAAACTGGAAGTGTCTGATCCAGAAGTTGTCACGCTAGAGTTGATCAAGAAGTTTTGGGTGTTCTGCGTTGCGTCAACAGAGCCACCGGCGAATTCGAGGATTGGAATATGAAAGCTAACATAAAATTCGTCGTTAGTTGTCCATGTCATCGGAAAGGTTGCGTTCACACCAGACGATGCGGTTGCATATGTTGCGTCTGATCTCCAAATCCTTAAAGCAACATTTGTTGTACTGCTATTGTAACCAACCATTCCTTGAAACGTAGCTGTAGTCGAATCTTCGATGGTTACAGATGAGCCAGGAAAGGAAGTGTTATTGGTGCTTGCCACTGGCAACTTTGAAGTATCCAAAGTCATACCAGTTGGGAGGTTGAGTGTTAAGGTTCCGACTGGCGTACCTGTACAAATCCCTCTGTAATTTAAAAATACTAAATCACCGACGCGCTTATATCGTCCTGAGTATGTGGTGTTTGTAAAGCCTCCAGTCGGTGTAAACGTTGTCCATTCACCGACAACCGCGCTTTGAACGGGTGTTCCAGGCCCTACAATTACACCAGATATGACAATGCTGCTGGTGCCAGCCACGCGAGTAATTCTAAGTTCCAAATAGTCCAAGGTGTTGGAATCTACAGCCGTGAGAAATACAATTCCACTGTCTGCCTTCGATATGTTTTGCGTGGACATAGACAGGGCAACATATGTTCCACCGTAATTTGATGCTGTGTTTGTATACAGCTCAACCTTGAAATCGCTCGCCGTGTAACCCGCTGCTGTTTTCAAAGCGAACTGGATTTTCATTTTCTTGGATTTGTCGGAATCGTCAAGCGTGAATCGGTATCTAGCGTAATCCGTCCCGCTCACTCCCGTTATCTTAATCCCCGTGGCTTTTGATTCCTCGGGCAGCTCTGATCCGGTCGATGACGTGGCTACGGTAATACCAGCGCCACTTGCTAACCAACCGCTCCCGATCACGTCTTGATCGGCTATGTAATTCTTTTCTCCTGATCCGCCACCCCCCAGTTGTCTTTCAACTCCTGTCTCGTCTTTGGAGTAGAATTTATTATCTGAAGTCTTGCAATATATCCTAGCCTTGTCTGTCGCAGGTGTTCCAGGAATGGAGCCTTGAGTATCAAATTGTAAAAAGTTTGTGACGTTCTTAGCAACCAGGTTACTTGTGAATGACATTACGCCAGCCGCGTTTGTTTGTAGCAAGTCACCACTTGTTCCGTCTACACCTGGAAGGTCGAATGTTAGATCTGAAGCAACAGAAGCAGGAGCTTTTAAGCCAATGTAGTTTGTTCCATTAGCTGTCAGCTCTCTAAAAAAAACTGCTTTGTCGTTATTAACGATCAAATCGGCTGTGAAAGTCTTTGCTCCACTGACTGTTTGAGCTGATCCAACCGTCATGACTTCAGACTCTGAGCCCGAATCACCCGCTTTAAAGCGTGATGCTAGAGATGAATCATAACCAAGCCTAGCAGCTGTCCCGTCATTCTCGACTGTAATACCTGCAACCGATGCGTTTGCTGTTGCTGTACTCCCACCCTTGTTCAATGTGATGTTTGGGTCAACAACGTCTAGCACAGTTGAGTTAACGGTTGTTGTAGTCCCTGCAACAGTGAGGTTTCCCCCAACGTTGAGGTTCTTTTCAATACCAACGCCACCTTCGAAGATTGCCCCGCCCGTATCTTTTGTCGTTGACTGTGTGGTGTCTGTAAACGTGTTGGCTCGATTGAGGATGGTAACCCTCAGCCACCGGCCTGTACCTGCAGCTGGTGTGAGTACAAAGTTATCATCGCCAGTATCTGAGCTTGCAGAGTTAAAGCGATAAACATTGTTTGTGCTTTTGACTAAAACAAAATCACCATCAATTCGTTCAGCCGCGGCCATAGCTTTTAAAGCCGTAACATCCGCAACCGCACTAGAACCTTGTGTATATCTCAAATCTGCGAAGCCAAGGCTGATCAAGTCATCGGGTAGCGATGGAGTCCCGATTGTAGGTAGTACGGATGTCTCAGGCCCTACGATGAAATCAAACTGTCTGGTTGCCATTCTTTCCCCCTACCATGAGCTTTGGTTATCTTGAATACCCTTTTGGTCATCCAGTGAGATGATGATCCTATCAAGGCTTTTTTGTGTTGAAACCACTACAGCGTTTTTGTTTATAGTTTGGCCCGCAATATAGGCCGTCCCTGCTATTTTATCACGGCTTAAAGTAATTGCTTGGCCTAGCTCAGTATCAAAGAATCTGTTTTTCGTGGAAATGTTAAGCGTCCCTCTCCTGTCCCCTAAAGCCTTAGCTAATCTAGTGGCTAAAATTTGTGCATCAGCAGAGTCGCGGTGATACGTCACAAAGCTCTGTTGCTTTTGAATGCGATGCACATACTTCGCTACGTCGTTTGTTGCAGTCACAACAGAATAAAATAGAGATAGACCTGTTTCGTTTCGGGTTGAAACTTCTGTCGGTGCATACTGGAGATAAATATCACTGATCACGTCTCTATAGTCAAAGTCATACCTGAAACTGTCTAGCAGGATCTCATCATCCTCAATCGTCTTTGCGATTGTGGTTATCGGCTTTGATTGAACAAAAGTTATCTTGTTATCGTCAAGAAAGATCTTGCTCAATAGTGTCACAGAAAGCTTTGACAGAATTTCTTTAAAGGTTGGATAATTCTGTTGACCTAACTCAGGAATTGAAAACCCGACCTCATCGGTAATCGAGCCGATACCAGCGCTGAATGCTGGCAAGTCAATCTGACTTTCCGATAACCCTACGTACGTTTTCAGGACATCATAAAGAACAATAACACCTTTGGACAAGTTGCCAGTTGTGCTTGAGACCGCTCCGAGTGGGCTAGCGCTGAGTGTAGGCAAAGCCTTGTTGCCGTAAATTCTGCAATAGACAAGATCCAACGGCGTCAAAGTTGCCATTGAAAGATCGGCCTCGAGGGTTGAAAATAGAGTGAAGCCAGCACCACCGAACCCATCAGTATACTCATCATAGTGTTTGCCGTACTTGGCATAATAAGCCACGCCGATTTTGACGATTGTCACACTTCCAACAAAACTTCTCTTAATAACTGACGATGCTGCAGCTGAGTTTATAACTGCTAAATGTTCAATGTAGTGAGCGCCTGTTTTGTTAACAACAGTTACAAATACAAACTCGTCAAATCCTGACCCACTAGATGAGTCAATCCACACACTATCACCCACTCTAAAGCCATCTGCTGAAGTGAGATATGTTCTGGTTGTCGTTGATGCTGGGCTTGCAGGGCAGGCAGTTGAAACACTTCCTAGGTTTGTGTTTGGCTTTATGCAAAGCCATGTCCGATTGTTTCCAGTTGATGGTGAATTCGAATTGTAATCAATATTCACGGGAATGAATGAATCAACAACCCCATAAACTTTTCTAATCGGCCTTGAGAAATAACTTAAATCTAAGTTTGCATAATTAGACACAGAATAAAAACTGTCCAAGTTATTCACATGCCGAAACTCTTCACTGAATCTTTCGTTGTTATCAAAAATTGAAATGACAACTTGCTCATCTGTCGACGTAATAGAGCCGCACACTGCCGAGCTTATCAACTTCACGTTGGCCGTCGTTAACTCATCGAGCCAATGATACAAATCAATCTCACACTTGTTGAAAGATGAATCATAAAGATGCTCTTGCAAGATGTGCGTGATGTTTGAAAGCGTGATTGATGTTGATGAGGATGGAAGGAACCCAAACAAAACATCAACGCTCGAAGCTTGAACCTCTGGTGATTTTGTTATGATTGGCTCGTAGTAAACTACCCGAGAGGTTGAGTCGAGAGGGAGCCTATTAAAATGAGCGTCAAAAGTACCCAGGTAAAATTCGTATGTGGCCACAAAATCAGTAGTAGATGGATCAGCACCAACGTTAACAAATAAATCATGTGATTCTGCGTCATAAAACCATTCCCCGGAAATCATCGTATCAGCGCTAGAGCCTAAGTTAAAGACTACCTCGTCAGCTTTCACGTCAATCACTTGACCATAAGGAAAGCGCTGCACATACGTATTCGAAACATTGTAGATCGACCAGATAGTCGAATCAGCAAGTCGTCTAGGCTTTATGATTGCTAGATATTGGGATGCTATCCCCTCGCTATCTAACAGCGTTGCGTATGTCATCAGTAGGAACTCCCGATTGCATACATTTGATAAGGAGCTTTGGTTATAGTCTCAAGAGCTGGCGTATAGTTGTTTGAATATACAGGATCTGGAAATCCTTTCATCCACGCGAGGTAGCTTGAGACCGTAGGAACGTAGCCAAATCCATTGATGACAACGTTATAAAAGGTGCCCTCTTGGACTGGTATATCGTCAAAAGTGAAATAAATTTCTTTAACAGCATGCGGCAAAGTATGAATCTCTGCCTTCGTCCTAACGTCTGTACTTGTATGGAGGAGTTTTTTAGGGGTGTCATCACCACTCACCACCTCATTAGAGTAGATTTTCATATTCATATTTGTAAACACTGGGTCATTAATAACAATGATCCAAGTTCGTATAGACCTGACAATGTAGTTTCCATTGAAACGAATGGGCTGATATTTTGCAGTACTTGCAAGCTCGCCACTTTCCCAGTCATCGCCCCAAACAGTCCAGCCCGCCATTTATAGCTCCTCTCTAAGTTCCATAGTAGCCTCATAATTTCCAGGGCTGATCAGCCTATAAGCTGGTGGCCTAACGAATTTTACGTATCTAATCATTTTTGATGCGGCACTAGAAAAAACTAAGCTTGGATCAAACTGTACAAAAAATGGGTTGGCAATTCCTAGAGTGTCCCACACGTCGTCAATCTCTTCCTTTTCAGCAACAGTTAGGCCAGACCATCCAATTGAAAACGTTTCTGACTTCTCTCTGATATCTGAAAATGTTTGTCCACCTTCTGAAAAGCTCACTCTCGAATTGTCTTCGTACTGTGATTGTAACGGGTATTGCACCTGTCCCCTTGTACTCTCAAAGAATATCCCGAGAAATAAAGCGCCCACTTCGACGTAACCTTCCGGGTTGCTTAAGTCTTCAATTGAAAGTCTGGCATACCTTAACGCTTCAGGCCAAAGCCCTGTTGAGCTGATGCTTGCGATTACTGAGCTGTCATAGTCAAGCGTGATTTCTGTATTGACGCTGCCTGGCGTCCAGACTGAAGTTTCATTGCCTTGTAGTTTGATAGTTGCACTGGGGGTTATTCTAATTGGTCGGTTTCTTGGGCCGATAAGAATAAATGCAGTTGGTAAAGTAGATATGCCAAAATCAAATTGAATGAACTCTCCAGTAGAAATTCGAAGTTCGTCTGCCACATACGTTAACGCTCCCGTGTCCTCTTCGGTTGTTGAAAATCCCAGTATCTCGGCCATTGATGAGGTCGGCCAAGCTATTTGAAAGATGCCACCACCACCCGCGCCATTGCTTACAATCTTAACCTTCAGAGTGGTTGTATCACTTGTGACCGTATAGGTAGAATCCCCGTTAACTTCCAGAGCCGCTTTGATTGCTGTGTACAGTGCGGTTGATGATGCGTATGTCCCGACCGTGATAGTGGCTGTCTTATCGACTGCTACGGTTTCCCTAAAAATGATTATGTTGTTTGACGATGTGATATTCCAAAAGCCGTTTGACCGCCAAACCTTTGATCTTCTGTTGAGGTTCAAAGCATTGACTACAGGAAAGGCCGCTTGCTCGCTTGACACTGACAAGTTTGATATCAAGTCTAGGTCAAGGTAATTGGTGCTCATTAAACGTACACTCATATCGTCCTAAATCCTTGTCTGCTGATATTAAGCATTACGTCCGCGAGTTGCTTTTCCCCAACTTGCAACACGACTTTGATTGGCCCTTGAGTTGTGCTTTGCTGTCCTGATTGACCAGTTAGAAATTTCTCTAACCTCTCACTGAGTGATCTATCAATCACGTTCTCGCCTGAGGTTAGGCCTGCCCTAAATGTGTCGTTAGGAAAGCCAGCTGGTACTTCTCCACCTGTTGCAAACAATGCTTTGACGTTCAGAGACTTTCCACCTAAAGCAGCCTTTATAGCATCAAAAATTCCATTGGTAATATCCGTGTAAACATTCTCGAAAGGCGTAAAAACATCAGAAATACCCTTTATAACTGCGTCAATAAGTGTTTGGCCAATAACCCCGAGTTGGTCACCAACGCCCAAAATAAAGGATTCCATGCCTTTAAAGAAGGTAGTGCCTGCATTGCCGATGTTATCAGCTAAACCCTTTCCTTCTTTTGATATCTGCAACCCAAAGGTTTTGCTTGTATCAGATATTTGAGCGCCAAAGGTTTTGCTTGCATTAGATATTTGAGCGCCAAAGGTTTTGCTTGTATCAGATATTTGAGCGCCAAAGGTTTTGCTTGCATCAGATACTTGAGCGCCAAAGATTTTGCTTGCATCAGATACTTGAGCGCCAAAGATTTTGCCTGTATCGCCTACGTCATCCTTTAACTTTCTTCCAATCGTTCCAATTAAAAATGTGTCAATAAAGGATTGCATGCCTGTAAAGAAGGTAGTGCCTGCATTGCCGATGTTATTCGCTAAACCCTTTCCTTCTTCTGATATCTGCAACCCAAAGATTTTGCTTGCATCAGATACTTGAGCGCCAAAGATTTTGCTTGCATCAGATACTTGAGCGCCAAAGATTTTGCTTGCATCAGATAATTGAGCGCCAAAGATTTTGCCTGTAATCGATGTATCAGAGGCAAATTTTTCGCCTGCATCGCTTACGTCATTCTTGAATGAAACCGATGCTTCTTGAACCTCATCCGTGAACTGTCTTCCAATCCTTCCAACATCTTCAACAAATTCGTCAAAGGCGGTCTTGATTGCACCGCTTGACAATTCCGTAGAAAGCTCTTCTACTAAAGAGTCTCCTAGTGCTTGTGGAAGTTCTACAAGAAGAGCTTTTGCTATTTCTGGAATCGCTTTAATTATAGCGGTAATAATTTCAGGAATGGATTTAACTATAGCTATGATGATCTCTGGCGCATGGTCTGCAAGAGTTTCAATAATAACAGGAATGGCTAGATTTATATTTTTAAGAATTTCAGGAAATGCCGCTGCAAACTCTTCGACTATAGCCTTAACTTTTTCTGGACCTTGAGCAAGCAAGCCAATAATCCCTCCAACCGCCCCACCAATCCCAGGAACGATTGACTCGGCTATGGCAGCAAAGCCTGCTTGGATAAGCTTTGTTGCACCCGCTGCACCTTCGAGAGCCGCCCCTATCAAACCTACAGACTGACCAACAACGCCCGCTGTTTCTGTGTCAACGGGTTTAGATGGTCCAAAGATTTCATCAGCTTGAGATGACGTTATTAAAGGACTCGCTAAACCTTCAGCTGTTGCCTTCTTAATGCTAGTGATAAACTCTTCTTGCTGTTTCCTCTGAAGCTCTAATCTTTCCTTGTCAATCCTTGCAGTCTCTTTTGAGATCTCAAGCTGTGCGTTGATTCCAATCTCTTGACGAACCTTTGCAGCTTCCTCTTCTAAGACTAGCCCCGCTTGTATAGACTCCTTAAGAACATTAAGCTTGTTCTGTTCGTCTTGCTTAATACCCTCAATAGGGTTCCTTGTGTTGCGAGCTTTCTCTAGATCTTTTTGCAAGTCTGAATAGGAAGACCTGAGTTTGTCTAATTCCTTTTCTTGGTCTTCAAACGCTACGGTTGTTACCTTTGCGTTCTCACTTATCTTTTCGAATGCGTTCGATGCGTTATTTGTTCCATCACCAAGATCTTTAACTGAATCAACCAGCTTTTGAGCGCCACCCTTTAATAATCTAAAGCCCTTTTCGGTCTTGCTTATCGTTTCTGTTGTGCTGTCAAAATCATTTTGGGCGCTGTTAGTGAAGCTTTGGACGCTTTTCTTTAAGTCATCAAAAGCTTTTGTACCATTATCCGCTATGTCATTGGTGCTATCCGATAGGTCTTGAATTCCTTTCAACGTCTCATCTGAAACAAGCTGAACAGAATTCATCGCGGTTGCAACGCCGAGAATCTGAGCAATCACAGGTTTGAAAACTTCAGCCCCTAGTTGCGCAAAGATGTTAATAATGGTTTCAGCGAAATTGATAGATAACTCTGCAAAGCTACCTAGCCCAATCTTAATGATGCTTATTGTTCCACCAATACTCTGAAAGGCGACAACAACTTTTGCAAACCCTGAAACTAAATCAGGGATGATATCAAGAATCGCGATGATTCCCTTTTTGTTCAGCTCGATAAATTCTTTTTTATTCTTACTGGCAAACTCACCAAGCTCGACCAGTCCATCAGAGAGTTTCCTTATGGCACCCACAACAAATGGATTTTGAGTTATCGTTTGGCCGATAGTCTCGACAAGCTCGCCGTAATTAACGCCGACTAATTTCACAGCCCCTGAAAAGGTATTGGTAAGATCAGAGGCCGTTCCTTTGTACTTCTCAGCAAGGATGGCTATTTGATCGCCGTTTGCTTTCTGCGCTTTTGTTAATCCGCTAATTTCTGGTAGGGCTTTCTCAAGGGAGGATTTAAATCCCAACATGCCTTTCGACAAACCCTCGACAGACGTGCGAGCGTCAATGCCTCGGCCCTCTAGGTCTACAGCTGTTTTAACAATCTCTTTTGCTTTTTCATTTGATATGCCAAAGCTTTTGGCAAGAGCTAGTAGACTAAGTGTTTCGTCATCACTAAAGCCTGTTGTTTGCTGCAAGCTCCCAGCGAATTCTTGCATGTCTTGCGATGCTTGCTTTGAGAATGATCCTGAATTGGCTAAAGCAATGTTCAGCTTCTGTACTGCAAACTCTCCCCCTGCTGCTGAACTGACAGCTTCAGAAAAGAAATTGATGATTGCTTTACCAGAAAAGAAAGCCAAGAGACCCGCAGCTGCGGCACTAGCAGCCTGCAGACCAGAGGAAAAACCACCTGCGCTTTTCTGTGCTTTGCCTGCAAAATCATCGGCTGAGGTACCTAGATTTTTAAATCCAGATTCAATTCCCTGAAGGGCTTTAGTGGATTTCTCAGAAAATCCCTCAATTTGCTTAATGGAATCTGAGACGTTTGTGATGATGTCTAAATCTATCCCAGCCATTATTTTCCCCGCGAGTTTTTAGCCTTATGCGCTCTCATCTCTTCAGCCTGAAGCTGATCAATATAACGGCTTATCATGCAAAAAGCGTCGGCCTTTTCAGCAGTGAGTTTTGATGAGTCAGTAGTATACCCGAGCTTTGCAAGTCCCAACCTCATTATGTACTCACGAACTAAAAAGGCCGCCGGTGTTTCAAGCTGGTGGCCTTTATAACTAGCGAAGACTTGCTTTTTTAAAGCTAGGGCGAAGTCTTCCCCAAGAGGAAACCACCATTCGTCATCTTGGTTGCAAGCTCTGATAGGATTCCAAAGCAGTCATTGTCGTATTTCAAATCATCTACGGTTGTAATCTTTTTACCATCAGCTTTTTTCTTCAGGTCAATCTTGACGATATGTTCGTATGAACTTCTCATCATTGATGCGACTGGCTTAAGGTAAGCCGTGCCACCAGCAACTTTAAGATCTTCAAAATTGATGTTTGCTTCGGCCAAATAATCACAACGCTCATCTGCAGTAGGCATCCGAATTACAAGCGATCCTTCGAATAGAGCGGCCTCGCCTTTGCATGATTCAGGGATAAAAGAAATATTCATGAATAAACCCTTATACTAAGTTAAGATAAGCTTCGCCGTTGCCGCTGTTATCAACATACCCCGTTAGATCCATTTCAAGCGCCACTAAACCGCTTTGGTCTGAGAGGTTGAACGAAGAAATAACCGCACTAGGTAGATACAAACTAATACATTTGCCAGGCGTCCAATTGCCAGAGCTATCTCTGGGGCCAAAATTGTAAAGAAACTTAACATTGTCACCGTCCCTAAAGCGTTTGAAATTTTTAGCTTCGTACTGGCTTAAAAGAGAAGTGAGTTTGCAAGTAACTTCTCTAGCCGTGATCAGTGAGCCACTCCTCCCAGACTCTGAGCAAATATCATCAATCACCTGTCTGGAGTTTGATAAGCTGAAAGAAATCGATGATGCGCTAAAGCAACCAGTATCTGTTGCATCCCCAAACATGACCGTATTGTACTTTGCAACTAGCGGGTCTGTTGTGTCGTAGCTTGGTGAATAAGCAGCTGCAAAGCTTACAGCGTTTTGACCTGCATAAGTTAAAGCTCCTGTTCTGTCGGCTGCAGTGAAACCAATTTGGTTTGCAATGCTGTTTGCAAGGTTGGCACCTGTTGCGAACAGAAGGCTAAAGACTGCTCCAGAACTTACAACAAAAGTATATTTCCCTGTTGTGTCGCTATAGGTGACAGTGAAAGTCTTTGTTGATGCTGTTGCGTCCATTGCGCTCTTTATTGCAGATGCAAGCGCGTGAGGGTCTTTGTAGGTCTTAGCTGCCACAGTCGCTACGAATGTACCATCGTCATCTGTGAAGTCGATTTTTGTATCTGTTGAAAGAAGAGTGATTGGGTTGAAATAGTAGGACAACCCTTCGACTGTAAACTTACCATTAATCAACTCGCCGGCATCTGCGCTGAACTCAAAGCCTGTTACCTTGGCGCCGCTCATCATCTCAAGAGCGCCACCGTTGCCTTGATAAACCCACACAGATAGCGACTGGTGGCCAGAATCCGATGGATAGTATTCAACTGCCTTGCCTAGGTTCACACTCACTGCAGGTGCAGCGGTTAGGTTGAACCCGAGAGTTAGGTTATCTCCTGAAATGGAATCAATCGGCCTGATTGAAAACCCGTTTGTGGAGTCTTTAATCAAGAGAGCTTGACCACGACGGAAATTTGCACCCTCGCCAGTATCAACTTTGATAACTGAAACGGTGGATGCTGCAACAGTGTCATACTCAGTTGCGTTTACAGCTTCGGCACCGAACGCACCCTTTAGGAAGTCGTTAAAGTCTGGTGCTGTACCCTCTGTTCCAGATGCTTTCATATAATGAGAAAATGAGAATGATGGATTTTCTGATCCGACAATCGGCTTGCTTGTACCAATTGAACTTTTAACTTCTGCATTTGCCAATGAGTCAAAAGAGCTTTGCATGTCCCCATCGTCTTGCAGCGCTGTAAAGTCTGTAACTGCAGCGGGAAGGGCTGGTGTTCCTTCTATTAACTCAACTTTTATTCCCAAGACCGTATTGCGTGTTTGTATAGCCATCATTTGCCTCTCTATGGTGTTAAGTCTTTAAAGTATTCTGTGCTGATATCTAGCTCAATAACGAAGTATCGACCCGTCGCACCCTCTAGAAATTGTATTCCAGTGTCGGAAATTACTTCAGCTTTAACGCATAGCCCGTTTAGGCTTACGTTCTTCTCGAGTGTTTCCATCACAAGGGTATGGTCTTCGAGCAAGCTTTTTACCAAGGTTTCCCTTTGAGAGATATTGTGATCAGTGGTTGTCACAAGACGAGACAAGACAACTGTAAAATCCCGTCGCCATGAGAACTGACATGAAAGTTGTCTGTCCGTTCGAAACCCTGGCCCAACAGCAACGCCAAATCCTTTGGTGAGAAATAATTCGTTATTGTCTTGGATGAAATAAGGGTTTGGCAATTGCTTATACGTAGTCAGCTGGCCAGCGACTAGAGATACGATTGCATCATGAATCTCAGATATTGTGCTCATCTGCTTAAATACCCCGTAGCAGTGCCGCGCTCTTTGGCCGTTAGGTTGCTGTCTCCATCAAGATCTATCCTTAGAAAACCTAAGTCAAGTGACTGCTCATATTTGAGCGCTGCTGACATTCGACGGTCATTGTAAGCTTGACCAAGCCCAGCATAGATAAGCTCCGCCACCTTGTGGACGCTTGGCTCAACAAACAATTCTGCGTCTAAGATTTGATCCCCACTAAAAATGACGTTCTTTCTTTTCAAGGCTCTAATGATTTGTTCAGCCGCAACGTAATGCTGCTCGTTCCAGTCTGTTTTTGCAGTGGCAAAAGCTGACATAAGAGATGCATTGTTCAGGTCTGGGTAGTAGCTGAACAGCTCAACGTCTTCACTGAACTTTTGGCCTATAAACTTTATTGTAGTACCGGCAAAGAGAGATGCAGACCAGGACAGCCGCAACCAGAAGAAATTAGATATTTTAGTATCTGCCAAGCCAAGCACATTAACGCTATCAAGTTCTCTAACCCATACCGTATCGCGATTACGAGACCAACGAATAGACCCGTCTTTTGCAAGAGGAAGCGCGCCCACCCTTGTTTGGTCAATGATGTCAATAGCCGGATTAAAAACGCGACCATTCCAAATTTCAATGACCACCTCCGCGACAGATGTATTCGCTGTTTGAACGTCAATATATCTGTGATTGAAAGGTAAATCGGTGCCGATGTAAATGTAATCTTGCGTTGAAACGTAAGGGATTGCGACAAACCCTGCTCTAAAATCATTGGCAACAACTGAGTGGTCGGTCAATACCCCGTTGTCAGAATAAAATACTCTCTGATCAAAAAGCATGGGCTCTCTCTTTCTCTCTTAGACCATTTTCCAAATAGCAACGTTTGCAGAATACAAACCAGTCGTAACAGCTTCGTTGTTGATCATCTTTTTAAACTGCTCAACTAACGTGATGCCTTGTATGAGTTGAGTGACGTTCATGGCAGCACCATAAACAACTCTAGATCCTGAGCATCCAGCGACAATAACGGATAGCTCCGAGTTGTTGTAGGCATTTAGAATATCTTTAGCCGTCTTGAATAAAGACAGAGACGCTTCACACAAAACTTTCATTCTGTCTGCAAGAGACTCTGTTGCAGGGCTGATGATTGCAGGCGTCCCGGCATTTGCATAAATTACATTTTCAATGTTGCTTAAATAATCACCAGTTGTCACGGCTGAATTACTAAAAAACTTATTCATCTGCTCAACAAAACCAAGGCTGTTTTGATAAACAGTCTTCGTAAATTTTGTGTTTAAACTTGCGCCAGACGTACCACTAGGCAATGCAGACACCAGAACGTTAGCATCTGTTGCCCAATAGCTTGCATAAACGTCGCTTGCCTCATTCATCATCCAATTGGAATTTTCAGCGAATGACTGAAAACTGCCTTGTAGATTTAACGTTATGTTACTCATTATTCTTCTGTCCATTCTATGGTTATTGAAATTAATGGGTTTGTAATCGTATCAGCGCCAAAATTTACGCATAGCTGTTGATTTGTTCCACGTAGAACAATCGCCTGTGCTGGCCTTGAACCGAATTCATAAAAACTCAATGAGGAGCCATAGCCCCCGGCGCCAACAGTTGGTATTGCGATTTTTTGAGCAACCACCGCACCAACGGAAGTTCCAAGGGTAGGGTTGGCCGTGTAAGCCCTAACTACTGCTGTACCAACTGAATTTGAGGAATCATAGGCGACAATGGTTGGCGTAGTTGAGGTACCAGAACTGTTGCTGCTCGATCTTTTAATCAAGCTCATGCCAACGCTTTTGCCTGATCCAGCACTAGTAGTTCCTGATACTGCCACCGCAAGAATACGCACAGTTTTAGAAGCGCTTCCGGTAATTGTAAAAATGTCTGTAGCAGCTGCAGCACACACTAACCCAGATATCGAGGCTGAGTAAGTGGACAGAGTTCCAGCGGAAAGTGAAATTATTTGATTAGTTAAATCAACCTTCAGCCTATCAGATACAACGCCGATTTTCTTTCCGTCTTCAGTCCCATCGTCACCTTTGACGAGAACATCATCTTTGTCATTGATTGATAGCATTAACTCGCCTTCGATTCTTCTTGGTCAGTTTTTTTTTTCGTCTTCCAATCCTTTGACCGGCCTAGCTTCTGAAACTTTCATGCTACTAAATTGAATCTGTGCAGCTGCGTCTCTAACCTCAAGCTCTTTAAGGATGCGCCCTTTGAGATGAGCGAGTCTTTGAACATGGGAAGAAAGAGCCAAAACTTCGTCGCCTTCGATATTAAAGAAGTGGCCCTTCCTTAGCGCAACAATCACCATGTCAATTGCTGTCGCATCTTGCTTAACTAAATCCATTACGCGGCCTCAACGAAACGAACATCTTGACCGGCTGCTGTAGATACGGCCCACAAAGGCAATGCTGCTGAGAATTCAAAATCTCTTTCGGAGTATTTTGGAATCATAATGCCGTTAGCAGTTGAAACTGTGTTGTCGTTCTTGATGTAAAGAGCCTTGTCCCCGAGGTTCTGAATAGTCTCTTTTCTACGCCCCGCAAGCGGAGTCGCGTCAAGCTGAACAGCTGAGGTGCCAACTGTTACAGCTGTAACTTTCCATGCTACTGCGCATGAATCATTGACCCACATTCTGCGGTAGAGGTCAGTCGCAAAATGTACCTTGTCGAGTGACGCCGACACAGAACTAAGAGCAGCCGCTCCAGTGTGTGCAACAGCACCAATCAGCAATGGGTTTTCTGTAGATGCTGCATCGTCTGCTACAAACCCTGAAGTATCGAATTTGGAATAGGTTCTCAGCAGTCCATCAGCATCCAAAGACAGCGCGCTAAAGTCACCATCAGCAGATACTAGGGAGGTGCCTGCGTCATTTCTGACAGCAAAAACGGCAAGGCCTTTGTAAGCGTCACCAGCTGCTACGTCTTCAGTCTTAACCAAGCTTGCAATGTTAGAGTCAATCGTAGCAGTGTCTGCAAGGATTGCTGTAGTGTCAGTATTGATTAGAACGAGGTTTGCATTTACTGCATCAAGATCAGATTCGATAGTTGTAAGCATCGCAAGAGCATCAGCATCTTTGATGTACAACTCGCCTTTAGCGGTGCTCTTAAACTGTCCAAAGTCACCATCGGCAGACGTTGAAATGGCGAGTGTGTCTTGACGGACAAGTAAAATGTTCTGGCCTTTCTCCCCACCGGCCGCTGCTGAATCTTCAAGGAACACGCCCGCATCAGAATCAAGAATCATATTGCCAACGTTGACATCAAGGGCAAGAACTCCACCGCCCAAGTCTGTGACCGTTGCAACTTCACCAGCAGCGCCTAAAATATACGAACCAATTTGATCATGGTTTGCTGCATCAGCTGGATCAAAGTCAATTTTGTGTTTATAGAGAGCCATGATTCATCACCCTTTAAATAAGTTCCACTATCTCAACAATTTCCCCTGGAATATCGCTCTGAATATACATTAATTTATTTACAAAGTTAAATCCTGTCAGCTCCCAAGACGAAGACCTAGGCACAGTCTTGTAAACAAGTGACGTGTCGCCCATTACAAAAGCAATCTTCAGTCTAGAGTTACCACGCGCGGCAATTTCAAAGCCCTTGCTCGATGCGCTCAAAGTAAATGCGACCTCGGTATTGGCTAAAGGAATTGTTAGATTGCTGATCTTAATATCCGTAACAGGAACCGTCGTTAAACTGCTGCTGATACCCGCCATTATGCTAACTCCTCGATCGTGATAACAGCGGAGCCGCTAGAAGATTTGCCGTAGATTATAATTTGGTCGGTTAAGTCGTAGAATCTCTCACCGCTGATTCCAATAGCTACTCCTGAATAACCGACGACTAAATTATCGTATTGGATTTTGATCTCTACGTTTGAAGTGTTTTGGACTGAGATAGCGTTACGGTCTGTCAGTGGAATTGCTGGAAGAGCAACCCATGTTGCATCGTTAAGAGTAACCTCGGAGATCCTTCCACCAATTCGCAAGCCAGAAAATGAAAAGTTACCTTCAACGACGCCACGCACCGCCGTGTCACCGTTGGAATTCTCCGTGAACTTATCCCATTCACGATCTGATATCGTTCTTCTTAATACCATTTGAAACTTTCGGTGGATTTAAAAGTTTGGCTATCTGGTCTTTGTACCTTAAAGAAGCGTCGCCGTAATACCAGCCCGTATACAAATCGAGTTTTTCGTCTCTAAGTATAGCAAAGAACTTATAGGTTATCCCGTCCTTAGCTTGAACTCTCAGCATTTCCTTTTCCAATTCCTGTGGTGAGGATGCTTTAACATGCAATGGAATGTGAAACAGACTCATCAAGACTCCTTAAAAAAAAGGGGCTCAATCCTTTGTTAGATTAAGCCCCCCTTTGACTTAGTGACCTATCTAATGATTAGGCCGCAGTACCAAGCATAACTTGGCGTTTTCCGCTGTCTAATGTAGCGGATCCATAAAGAGCATCTACAGAGTAAAGAGTTGCAAGGTTTGGAAGATCACGCATCTGATCAAAGCTTGGTTGTTTTTGCATTGCAAAAGCGACCGCTGTTGGGTGCCAAACAATTGTCTTAAGATCTGCAAAGCCGTTGCTCATGATAACGCGAGCACCGTACAGCTTGCCAATTTCTCCACTGACTAGTCCAGCGCTTGAGCCGTACTTGTCTACGTGTACGAAGTCATCAATCGCCAATAAACTATTCTCGGCTGCGGGGCTCACACCGATCCAGCATTCACTAAACGGAACGTTTTGGATGTGGAGCAATGAGCGAGCTGCCAAGAGATCAGCTTTGCCAAGAGTCGCACCAGCGTATGCAATGCGATGATCTGGAGCAGAAGCAGAGGCAGCCTCTAGTTTGGTGATGATCAATTGATCGACCTTGTATGCCATGTCATGCCCCATTCTCATGAGGATATCTCGGATGATATCGGGGCGAGCTTGAATATTGGCAATGTCTTCAAGTCGAACTTGGATAACTTTGTGTTGGTCAAGGCTCAACGTGTCAGCTGCATAGGTAATGACCTGAGCAGTTACCGCTGTATTTTCTGATTTGTCGCCAACCGTAAATCCACCAGCGCGGCCAATTTTTACTGAGTTGTCACCCTTTGCCACTGGATACACTGTTACCTTGTCCAACAGCTTTGATTGCTCCTGGAGGTATAATTGTATGCTTTCCGCAATTTGTACGTGAGCGACTGCTACACTTTCCGTTACGCCAAAATCTGCCATGTTCTAGTTCCTTGTCATCGAGGTTTTGCTAAATAACTTGCAGCCTCTAGCAATTTTTCCTTACTCGACTTTGGCCTTAGCGAATCAGACCCGTGCAATAAAGGATTTCTTGGTGGGTCTCCTGGCATGTTGTGAACCTGCACAGCACCCTTGATGATCTCGGGATACTCTCTGCAAATCCTATCAACTTCCCTTTGGACACTCACAGAATCGATTGAGCCAGACTCAGGATCTAACAAAATTCCATCCAAGTTTATGAAACTTGCATACTTAGGTTCGATCTTTCTAGACCCCATTGATTGCATAAACGAGTCAAGTTTGATTGCATCATTCCAGCGCTTCTCTTGCTCACCGAGCTTCGAGTTCAAAGACTCACGATCCTTTAAAGTGGACTCATAAAGTTCTTTATACTGATTCTGTGCTTTCATTTCTTGCTCAGTCTTTGCTTTCCACTGAGTTTCGACCTGCTCAAGTCTGTCTTGCAGCTTCTTCTTTTCGCCTAAAAGCCTTTTGTGTGTCTCGTAAGATACAATCGCCTCTTGCTGCGCTACTGCTTCCGCTTTCTCGACTCCTTGATTCCCACTGGGAACTTGCGGTGTCTCACTGAGACCTGGAGAATTTAGAATTGATTCCATTTTTAGCCTTATTGTTTAACTATTTCAAGCTGTAGAATTTTATCAAAAAAATTTACAACAACCTCAATTTCTCCTTGAGATAAATTATTAAAGGGTCTTCTCACTTGTAGGATCTCTGCCAATTGTGCGTTCGTCAACCCTCCCTTGCGTCTTCTGTTATTTGGCCCAACCTTTACAATGCTGTTTGTAACTTGCTTGACCGTCATGCTGCGAAGCATTTGACCCGTGAATGTCAGGTTAGATTTTCTTGGTGTGGTTGTGCCGTCAAGCTTGCTTCTGTTCTTTTGTCGATAAGCTATATAATTCTCGGAAAGAGATTTTAAGTTAACCTCTTCTCCGCCAGTCCGCGCAACTCCAAAACCTTGTTGTGTGCGCCTAACTATCAGTTGAATGCACCGCTCACCGAGCAACCTCATGTTGGCTTTAGAGGTGGCAACGCCAGTGCCACGCCTTAAATTTCTCACGAACTTTTCGATGTCTGATTTGGCGCTCATCAACCTATCTCTTTTAATATGTCCCTAACTTCACTTCTTAGTAGCCCTAAAAAGTCTCGAGCCTTCTTTTTGTTCGGTGCCGGTTGACCATATGAACCTGTGATGTTGCCTTCTGCTTTGGCGTTCGCTTCACTGCCACTATCAAAGCCTATCAAAACTGAGCCCTTCTTAGAGCTGATCACTTTCAAAGCTGAGAGCATCTCGCCAGACAGCGTTAAGTCTACAGAGGTTTGGCCCTTAGCCTTGGCATAGTCTTTGGTGTAAGCAGGGAAGACACGCCGCCTAGGGTTATCTGCTGAGCCAGTAACCCCAAGGCCATTGGTTGCATTCTCAACCATCTTATCGACCATGGCTTGTCCTGCTTCTTTACGCTCGCCTGCAGTCAAGTCTTCAGGAACTTCAATTCGCAGCTTCTGCCATGCCATTGTTCACCCCCCTACATTTTCATCATTGGCTTTCAACGACTGGGCATTTTGCAAATCTCCTATGCTGAGTTTTAAGCTCTTCTCTTGCTCGATTTCAAACAGCAGCTCATCAATTTCTTTCTCTGTCATCCTTGGATTAGCTTCTCTTAATGCTCTGCGCTTTGTTGTTAAGCCAGCATTTAACGAGTCAATCAGCGACTTAAGAAGCTCGGCTTTAGTCTGCATTGGTATCTGTTCGGCAAAGTTGACTGTGACTTTAGCCGCTGGACTCCATGCGAGTGACTGATCAATTTGAGCACTGCTAATCCAATAAGGATGTGCGTAATTAAGGACAAAATCCCATAAATCGTCTTCAGCTTTCTGAAAGTAGCCAATTTGTTTCATCCGGTGTTCTGCTGTGTCCATCTCATCAATCATCTTTGAGATGCCGCTTGCTTGGGTTTCAGTTGTTAGATTTCCAATTGCTCCTGGCCTTATGCCGATTGTCTGAAACCACAAACCAAGTTGAGCTTGAATGAGAGTTAAAGCCTCTGACGAATTCATATCTGGCTTAAGGATACCGATCTCTGATTTACCGTCTTGGCCTGGGTCAACCTTAAATGTCCAGACTGAGTTAGGAGAGTACACCAGTTTTTCAGCGCTTAGATTGATGACGTACTTAATGGGATGTACTGAAAACATCATCCCCGCGTTTAAGTCAGTCAAACAGATCGGGACAAGCAGGCTCATGTTGTACATGTCAGTATCTGGAATCGGAATAATTTCATTGTTTGATTTTGTGACGTAAACGAAAGGAAGTTTCCCATAAGGGTTTATCCCTTCAGGGTTTCCAGCCTCCTCTAATAAATCCCATCTAACAATATCATCCTGCAAAATCAAAAACTCTTGATCCGAATAGAGGTGATACAGGAATGATTTTTTCATTGTGTCTTTAGGGTCGACGTATGTTTCCTGCACAGTAAGAACATGCGTAACTTTCATAGGGTTCAACCTGTTCTTTGCGAAAACATAGCTCCTATCAGACGGTAAAGGTGTCAGCGTTGGCACACCATCAACAAGACAAATCTTAATCAATGTATTCTTAAACAGGTTAAAATATTCGTTCGCTGTGTTCATCTTAACGTCTGTCGAAAAGTGGTCTTGGTACCAAGCGAGGAGCTCATCGTCTTTGTCTTGTCCACCTGTGACATAACGTGACGGGCCCGGCTGATAAATCCTCGATAGCTTATCAACAACCCGCTTGAGGATGTTGATTGGAGGAATTCTAAACGTCATTTGCTCGTAGGTGTTTTCACCAAACTGGGGTTTTAAAGCCTGAAGAATGTGAGGGAGGATGTTCCCCTCGTTGACCTCATACAGAGCTGTGTTCCTGTGGATATACTCTTGAGATGATTTATTTAGGAACTCCGCAATTAATTCTTTTGATTCTTCGACTAATGACATTTCTAAAGCCTTATTGACCCTTGCGGGGTTATTGTCCGTTGGTCTGTTGCTATCTTAATCCCATAGCCAATTGCCGTCGTGACGTGCTGGTAATGCTTCGAGTCGTCCTCTATGTAAGCGCCTCCAGGCTTGAGCCTAGTAAGCCTTAAGCCTTCGTCGCATGTCTTGGCCTTTTCATAGACAAACAGCCGTCTTTTTCCATTTGCATTTAAGCAATAGGAGTTTACCAAATTGTGTCGCGTCCTAATAGGCGGATTCGATAAGCCAACATACAACTGAAAGTTGATCGCCTTGATTGCCTTGGTGCGGTAGTTCGAAAAGAACGCCGTTATGATGTCATAGTCGCTTCGTATGTTGCGCGTATCCTTTGACCTACCCGCAGCATCACCAGTCAGTACGTACTTCGTTTCGTAGTCGAGGAGTCCACGGTCCGCCATCTCGTCACATGACTGCAGCGTGCGCATACCATGGACGACAATTTCATTGAAAAAATGGAATTCATCATCGATATACTGGAAAAAACAGGCGGAGAGCGGCTTGCCCTCCCCGATGTTAAAGTCCCATGAAACAAAAATCGGATTCCTTGTGTCCACCTGGTACTGATATTTTCTAAAGTTATGCTCTTTTTGATACGCATAATAAAGAACCTCTGAGTTGATTTCAATCCACTTGCCGTAGATCATTCGCTGTGCAAGCTTAGGGTCAAGCTCATTCTTTAGCTGGTTTACATACGATTCGGGGAGGAACGGGTTATCGGTTGTGACTGAGTAAAAAACCTTCCTTGTGGGATAGTCTGACTCGATGAAATATTTGTAGGCCCAGTGACTAGGTGAGTCTGGGTTTGTTGCTGACAAAATAAACTTTTCTTTAATATGTGTAAGCCTACCAACGCGCAATTTGATCTCGTCATAGGCTTGCTTGTCGTCTTCTGTGTTCTCTGTCAGCTCCTCGATGATTGCAGCAGACAGCTCTAGTGAGCGAAACTTTTTGTAGCGCTTATCGGCCCAGGTCTTTGAAATTATTTCAGAGCCATTGCGAAACACAATTTTGCAAGAATTTTGATTGATCCAATAATCTTTGCCCTCCTCAAGTACACCCTCAAGATGCTCCAGGATCTTTTTAAAGATTGTTTCCTTAAGGTCTGGAAGGGAACGACGCCCTATCATAAGCCTAGCATTGCTGTGAACGAGGCAATGAAAAACTGCTAGATGCGCTAGCAGGATTGACTTTGCAGAGCCCACCGCACCACTAAGCATGATCTCACTGGTGCCTTGGTTGTAGTCGTATTTGTTTTTCACGTAGTCAATGACTTGTCGCTGATATGGGATGATATCAGGATTGAACTCTGCAAAGTTCGGTGTGCTAGCAATCATTATAGAGGCTCAAGTTTTCCTGCTGGATTGTAGGCTAAAACAATCGGCCTTGTCGTTTCGATTGCGTGTTCTGTCTTGTCTTTCCATCCGTGTCTGTTCTTCATGTTGAAAATCCAGACAGAGTTATTTAATTGTGGACCGTCCTTTTCATTCCACAATCCCTTGACCCCTTCACGCTCCCAGAACAGCAGGCTGGCAGCCTTTGCAAGCTCTTTGGACTCGGAGAACTCTGGATGAACTTTAGCCCACTCGTAGACGTTATCCCTACTGACTCCGATTGCTGCACCGAAGCATTCGAAGCTTAAGCCACTCTTCATATGTGCAATTAAAGCTTCGCAATATTCTGGCTTGTAGTTTGTCGGCCTTCCAGGACTCTTTTTTTTATCTTCCATCCTCTGCTTTCTCCTTTCTTGCCTCGCTCCGCAAATTCTCAAGATTTCTTCGGAGCTGCACGTTACGCATGACGTTCTTTGTGTGATTCTCGACCATCTTAAACATCTTGTTTTTCATCTCAGCTTTTTTCTGAGCGTTTCGAACAAACAGATTGATGAGGGGAACTGCAAGTTGCAAGACTAAAGAAATGATACCGCTGATCATAAAAGCACCTCGTTATAACCAAATGACGTATGCCTGTGTTCCGATGTTCCATCAGAAAAAAGATAAAGGCATTTGTCCTGGGCTATGATGTAGGTGAAAACCAAATCATCTTTGGTGTCAGGCTTTGGACACTCTTGAGTCGTCAAGGCTCTCACCGTACGTTTAAAGCTTATTTGCTGGATGAGTCCTGCTTTGCTCTGACAAATACTTGCCCCTCTTGCATCCATCGTCAGACCGTTACAGCCAACAACAGCGGGAAGCGTCTCTATATCTTCAAAGTCGATGAGTCCCCAAAGATGAGCGCCCTCATCATCGAACGCCCCCATCTCTAAGAGACAAGATCCAGTATCCTCTAACCCTGGTACGGGTCGGTAATCATACTCGAGCTTCTTCCCAACATCCTTAAACGTCTCTTCTCTGTGGCATGTGGTGAGCTTAACGATGTTGGGTTTGTCTGGTAGCTCGAACTTCAGTTTATATAGCGCTCTCTTTGGGGCTACAAACACGCCCTTTGCTCTGACGTTATCCACAACCATCTCAACTTCTTTTCGATAGATCTCATCAAAGGAATAGTCGTTATTCCCAGAGCTGCAAGAAGCTGTGAAAGCTAAAGCTAAAAGGACTTTTAAAGCTTTCGATTGCGTTATAGGAATGCTACTATTCATCTTTAAGGCCTTGGCTGTGATTAAAAATTACTCAGCTATTGTGCCATGTTAATTTCTTTTTGTCATTTTAGGAGATTTTTGTGTTTAAAAAAACGGTGGCTTTGCGTGAAAAGGTCAAACTTAAAATTGCATTAACCGGTCCTGCTGGGTCAGGAAAAACGTTTTCCGCTCTTAAGTTGGCGTATGGAATTACCGGCGACTGGAAAAAGATCACTGTTGCCGATACTGAAAATCGTTCTGCTCTGTACTATGCTGGTGAGAGGACGGGTGAGTGGAATCATATCGATTTTCCACCTACAATTCGTGGCGGGTATCACCCACAAAATTGGATATCCTTAATATCATCTGTCGAGCAAGACCCTGAAACGGAAGTCTTGATCCTTGATAGCATCTCACATGAGTGGGACGCAAAAGGCGGCGCTCTTGACCTTAACGCATCCTTGGGCGGTCGGTTCACTGACTGGGCCAAGGTCACTCCACTCCACAACGCTTTCATCGACAAGATGCGGACTTCTAGACTCCATATCATCGCGACGATGCGCTCGAAGTCTGACTTTGTGATCGAGCAGAACGAAAAAGGAAAATCCCAACCACGAAAGATTGGCTTAAAGAGTGTCCAAAAAGACGGCGTTGATTACGAGTTTGGCGTGATTTTCGATATTGACATCAAGCACATGGCAGAGTCATCGAAGGACAGGACAGGTCTTTTTGCTGACAGGATGCCCTTTTTGATGACCGAAGAGACCGGCCAAGAATTAGTAGCCTGGTCTAAAGACGGAGCAGAGCGCGCTACGGAATTGGGTGATGAGGAGTATTTTAAATCAGTTGTTGCACATGCAACGAACATCGGAATTGATTTAAATATTTTTCTTTACACCTTTAAAGAAATAACAGGTCGTGACTTGTCATCTGTGACAAGAGCCGACGCACAGCAAATCGGCACAATCGTAGATTTAATCAACCAAAGGAAAACACTATGAATGACCACGCACCAAGAGTTAAATTAGGCGGCCTATGGGCCAAGCACATGAAAAACGGACAGGTTTTTTTCTCGGGAGACTTTGGCGCTTATGGTCAAATAACTATTTGGCCGAATCAAAAGCGGCCCGATAAGAATGACCCAGACTTCAACATGTACATTTCTGAGAAGCCAAAGAAGGCTATTCCACCGGCCTTTGATATCAACTCGTATCTAAATCCCTCTTCCCCCTCTCAAGAGATGCCCCCGTACCCTCCTATGAATCCTCGCTCTTCTCAGCAACCAATGGCGATGAGGCCGCCGGCATATGATGATGGGCCTGCAGCATCGTTTGACTTGCCTTTCTAAGGGCCAGAGCCTCAGATGACTTCTGTGTAATTTGTACGTCTGAAACTTGGGCCGTTCATAAAAAAGAACTGACAATATTCTGCGAGTCGATCTGTGAA